AACAACTGGGTAAACGACTTAGAGGGTAAAGAGCAGCCTAAAGCTTGCGACATAGACGCAGACGACTGCCAAAATTGTGGCTCGTAAGCAAGGCGAGTACGACCTACAAAAAACGGTATGTACATACTTAAAGCTACAGTATAAAGACGTGCTATTTAATGGGTCGCAAGGTGGGCAGTACTTAAAACACCATAGCCAACGCAACAAAAAAAGAGCAACGGGGTACAAAGTAGGTTTTCCCGACCTATTTATATACGAGCCTAGAGTTATAGACGGGGTACAATACCACGGGTTAGCCCTAGAGCTTAAAGTTAAGGGTAACTATGCAAGCGAAACGCAAAAACAAGTACTACAAACGCTAAACGAAAAGGGTTACAAAGCTTTAGTTTGTACTGACCTAGACGAAACTCTAAAAGCTATTAACGATTATTTATTTATTTTATAGTATGCTAATACCTAAAGAGAACGAGTTAAATAAAGACTTTGTAAAACGGTGTATGAATAGCGAAACAATGCAACAAAATAAAAACAAGTTACAACGTCTAGCTATTTGTTGCTCTAGACTTAAATACAAAAAGAAATCAAAAAAGAAACAGTAATAGAGGCACTATACAAGCACTTTAAAACGCTCGTTAAATTTGCTACCCCTTTGACTAGAGACAAACAACTAGCCGAGGACGTAGTACAAGACGTATACCTACAACTATTAACAAGCGATACAAACCGCTTAATCTGGATATACTCAGAAAACGGCGGGGTAAACTATCTAAAAAAAATAGTAGCGGTTAGAGTGCTTAGTAAAAAGTCCCAATTTTACCGCAAGCATATACTATATAACAAAAACAAACTAAATATAGATATAAGCGAAATAGAGCACCTTTTAAACGATAAGGCTAAAGATACACCAAGAGACTATAAAAGCTCTTTAAAAGAACGCATAGGGGCAGCCTTGCTAAAGTTTGATTATTACGAGCGTAACCTATTTCTATTATACTACGAGAGTAACCTAACCTACGACGAGCTAAGTAAAGAAATAGGTATCCCTAAAATATCTTTATTTAATACAGTTAGAAAAGTAAAAAACAACCTAAAAAAATTAGCCTAATGTTTGCACCTTACGACGTACAAAACGACCGCTTTAATACTTGTAGAAAATGTAAGTTTTTTAAAAAGAAAACAAATACTTGCGGAACGCCTATAATTGGTAATAAAGTAAAGTATAACAAAAAAGAGTATAAGCTATGCGGGTGCTTTATGGACATTAAAAGCCGTTTAAGGTACGCACGTTGCCCCCTTAATAAATGGAAAGATAATATTAAACTTAGCCTAACCGAATACACAGAGTTAAAAGAACTACTAAGCCACTCAATAGACAAGGTAACAAGAGAACAAAATAGAGACCTAGCTATACTGCATAGAAAATACTTTAATAGCGACGCTAAACCCTCTAGCTGTGCCCCTTGCGTACTTGGACATATAAACGACTTACATAAAGTAATAGACCAGTATGAGAAATAAAGAAAAGCCTATGTATTATACTAACAAAAAAGTAAGGGCTAAAATAGATAAGCTACTAAAACAAAATGCTAGAAATGTAGCAAACGTAAATACTGGTAGTAAATACGATATAAGCGAGAGCAACGTAGTTAAAGAGTGGGCTAATATATCTAATCAAATTAAAGATATAGACCTACAATTTTATGAGGTAATAGCTAAACAAGACGACAAACAGACAGTAAATGACAGTAAATGACACAAGAGCAACAAAAAAAATATAAAAACATAAGAGAGTTAAAGGCTAAGTCTAACGAGCTTTATTGTAAAAAGCATAGACTAGTATATAAAAACAATTTAGAGCTCTTAATAGGTAACCTAGGTAAATACAGTAAAGAGAAATTATGCTAATACTATACGCAACAATTATAGTAATACTTTCAATAGGGGGGTATTTGTGCTATTACAACGAAATAACTAAAAAGTAGAGCTATGGCTTTTAAGCAAGGCAATAAACTAGGGGGCTCTCGTAAGGGTATACCTAATAAGGCGACTAAAGAAATACGAGACGCTTTTAAATTATTAGTAGAGGATAATCTAGGTAATTTAAAAATATGGCTATCTGACGTAGCAGCCGAAGACCCCGAGAGAGCTATAGAGATTTTACTAAAAATGAGCGAGTTTGTGCTACCTAAATTACAACGCCAAGAGATAGAGCACGAAATAAAAGACAAGCAAGTAATAATTAACATATCAAGCACAGAAGACGAGTAGCATAAAGGCAACCCGCAAAACCCGCAAAACCCGCAAATTGGAAACGAGAGCCGTAAACATTAAACTATTCCCCAAACAACTTAGAGCTTTAAGGCTTTTAGAGGACGCCAGTACTACAGAGCTTTTATACGGTGGCGGGGCGGGTAGTGGTAAAAGTGCGCTAGGGTGCTTATGGGTAATATTTAGACATTTAAAATATGCGGGTACTCGTTCAGTTATAGGGCGGTCAGTATTAAAAAACTTAAAAGCTACTACTCTAAATACTTTTTTTGAAATGGCAGCTCTAGTAGGGTTAGAGCCAAATATAGACTTTAGATATAACGGACAAGAGAGCACTATACTATTTAGTAACGGCTCTATAATATATTTAAAGGACTTATTTAAACAACCAAGCGACCCCGAATTTACCGCACTCGGTGGGTTAGAGCTAACCTTTGCATTTGTAGACGAGGCGGCAGAGGTTACACAAAAGGCGGTAGATATTTTAAAGAGTAGAATACGTTACAAGCTAACCGAATACGACCTAGTACCTAAGATACTACTAACTTGCAACCCATCTAAAGGGTGGCTATATACAAACTATTACCGCCCCGATATAGAGGGCAAGCTACCCGAGTATAAAAAATTTATAAAAGCACTAGCTACAGATAACAAATATTTAAGCCCTCACTATATAGCTCAGTTAGAAAAGCTAGACCCTCTAACAAAGTCTAGGCTATTGTATGGTAACTGGGAATACGCAGACGACGACGCTATACTATTTCAATATAACGCACTAGGCGACCTATTTACTAATACCTTTATAGAGGGGGGCAGTAAATATATAAGCGTAGACGTTGCCCGACTTGGTAGCGATAAGAGTATTATATGCCTATGGAATGGCAAGCGCTTAGAGCAAATAGTTAAAATAGATAAGAACACTATAACCGAATTAGTAGAGCGCATTAAACAAATGGCTAACGAGTATAGCGTACCTATGAGTAAAATAGTAATAGATGCCGACGGCGTAGGGGGTGGCGTAGTAGATATGTTAAGCGGGTGTGTTTCTTTTGTTAACGGCTCTAAAGCTTTAAAGGGTCAAAACTACCAAAACCTAAAAACTCAATGCTACTATAAATTTGCAGAAGAGGTAAACAATGGGCGTATTTATATAGGTAGTACTAAATACCGTAAAGAGATTATAGAAGAGCTAGAAATAGTTAAACGGGATAAGGTAGACAAAGACACGCAAAAGCTATCTATCGAAAGTAAAGACATAGTAAAGAGTAAGCTAGGACGTAGCCCCGATTTTGCCGACGCTTTAATTATGCGTATGTGGTACGATGTAAAAGGGAACTACGGCGACTACGCTATTATTTAACAACTTACTTAAAAATTAACCTTTGTATTTATAGAATGAAAAAAGAAATAGTACTAAACATACCCCAAAACTGGGGCGAGGTTAGCCTAGGTAACTACCAAAACTACGTAAATAGTAGCGGGTCAAATGTACCTAACGAAATCATATACAATACTATAAGCGCTTTTTGCGACGTAGAGGTAGAAGACGTTAAAAGGTTTAAACTAGAGGACTTAAAAAAGGTACACAATAGCTTAAACGCTTTAGTAACTAAAGAGCTAAACAAGAGCCTAATAAACAAGATAGAGCTAGACGGTATAACCTACGGTATACACCCTAACTTAGATAGTATAACCTTTGGCGAGTACGTAGACATAGAAGAGTTTACCAAAGAGCAAATAGACGGCTTTCATAAAGTACTAGCGGTATTATATAGACCTATAACCGAAACCGATAAAGGGCGCTATAATATAGAGCCCTATACAAGCAAGCACCAAGAGAACGCTAACAAATTTAAAGCGGTTAATATGGACGTAGTAAACGGCTTAACGGTTTTTTTTTACAATTTAGGCACGAAATTACTATTCAATTCGGAAGCCTTTATAACGGCTCAAGCGGAAACACTAGCGAGGTAGCTAAAGCCTACGGGTGGTTTGGCGTTATAGATGGTTTAGCCTCGGGCGACGTATCTAAATACGAGAGCATAACAGACCTACCCTTTAAACAATGCCTAGCTAAACTTTGCTACGACATAGACAAACAAAGAGAACAAAACCAAAAGCGAAAAAATGATAAGCTACAACGGAATAATTGAGTATTTTAAAGAGGTGGCAAATAAACACACCCAAATAAATAGCTTTAGTTTTGGCGACATAGACGACGCAGACCTAGACAAAATAACTGAGTACCCACTTTTACACGTAGGCGTAACGGGTGCGCAAATAGACGAGAGGGTAATAAGTTTCGACATTAATATAATGTTAATAGAAATTATAGACGACAAGGGCGACACGAAAGTAAACGAAAAATTTGCGTTGTCTAATAGCCTACAAATATTACAAGACCTACAAACTGAATTTTTAAAAGGTAGTAGTATAGTAACCCCAAACACTAAGCTAACGGGTAACTCTTTAAGTTGCCAACCTATAACGGGAAACTATAATAATAGGGTAGTAGGATGGACATCTATAATGACTATAGAGGGTATTAATGAGAGCGAGCCTTGTAATATACCTTACGAATTTATTACCTCTTGGAACGGCGATACACCAAGCACACCAATACAAGCCCTTATAAAATACGCTTGGTATAGTGCTACAGAAAAACAACAAAACAACATAGACTATTCAGTATATAATTATGTACGGAGTTTTGGCGCTATGTTAGAGCCAATAGCTACAACAGAGCCAGTATTTAACGCCGAGGTAAGCGGTACGGACTTTACCCTAGCCTACGACTTTAAAAACAACGGTATACACTTTAAAGGTAAAGACCCTACTAACTTAAATAGAATACATACTATAACATTAAACGACGTATTTTTTATAAAGCTAGACCAACTAACGGGCGGCGACAACGTGCTTTTTACCGTTATAAACGATAACACTACTCTAGTAGATATAGTGTGCAATGATGGCGCTATATTTATGAAAGATAAAAACGGCGTACCTAGTGGGCGTACTTATTATATAAGCGGGCTAAACAGTAACAACCCAAAGTTAACAGATACAAACGCAGTTATAAGAGACCAACCTATTACAATAGCTTTAAAAGTTACGGGGGTTAATGAGGTGGCTTTATATGTAGACGGTTACGGCGACAAAGACGAATTTAATATAACGGCTTTACTAACTGGCGGCGGTAAAATAAATTTAGGCGCAAGAGATACAAGCCAACAAACAGAAACAAACTTTATATTTAAAGAGTTTATATATAGCTACCCAATCAATAACCTAAACGACGATAATATAAAAGACGTTATACGATGGCTAAACGCAAAATAGCAGTAATAGACAAAAACACTATCGAGGCTATGAACTTATACGCTCAAGAGGTAGTAAAAAGAGCAAAGCGAAACCTAAAAATAAAGCGTAAGGTAGAGGGCAAAATGCGAACTACAGACAATACGGGCGCTCTTGCTAAAGGTTTAAGCTATAAGCTTGTAAAAAATAAAGGTACTTTAAACATAAGGTTTACAAGTAACCAAGCCTACGCCGAATTTATAGAGCAAGGCGTTAAGGGTAGTACAAGTACTTATAATACGGCTAAAAAAAGCCCGTTTAAGTTTAAAAAGCAAAACCTAGCGAGGGGCGTAGTAGAAGAGTGGATAAATACAAAGCCTATAAAACTAAGAGACTTAAAAACAAACCGCTTTATAAGCCCAACCGAGGCAGCTAAAAAACAAGCGGCTTACTTAATAGGCAAAAGTATAGCAAACAAAGGTATAGCACCTAGGCACTTTTTTAAAGATGCAGTACAAGAGACAAAGAAAAGGTTTGTAATAGACCTAGCTAACGGAATGATAAGAGACACGTTTACAAACCTTAAAGACCTTTTAAAATAATGGCAATACTTAACGCAAACTTTAACGCAGACGACTACGTACTAAGTAGCTCTAAAAGAGTTATAACTTGTACTAGTGACGAGATAGTAGGAAATTTTAGCTATAGATTTTTACTAGAATTAGAATACGATAGTAAAACATACTCGTATACTTTTAGACCTAACAACTCTCAATACGGGCTTTTAAATATTACTAAAATATTACAAACTATAGTACAACCTACAATAGTACAAGAGGTATTAACAGTACCCGACGCAGTAAATACGACCGCAACCGTTAACGACTTTCAACAAAACATACATACAATGCCGCACCAAAAAAGAGACACGGGGGCGTATGTACCGCAGTTTTTAAGTACTGGTAATTTAGGGGCTAAAAGAGTTAAGGCTACACTATTCGACTTTTATAGTACAACGGCAACGGGTACACCTAGCAAACAAGGGGTAGGGGTGGCAGACTTTTTATATGTATTGGCGGGGCAAGGTTTAGATACCGACTTAATCAATGAAAGCTTTGACACTTACAAGCTAACTAGTACTACTAAAAAATTTATAAGCGGAAACTACGAACAAATTAGCCCTACACTAAATAACATAAAAGTAGCACTAACCGACTACGGTACTTTAACCTTTTTAAATAGAACGCTACAAGTAAATACCTCAGCAGTTACCGAGTATATTAAAATATCGTACAAAGGTTCGAGCGGTATTACAAACCAAATACTAACAAACTCAGCGGCAAACGGTGGCTATTTTGCGGGTGCGGGTGTTATAGATGGTAATATGATAATAATAGCGGCAGTTTACCCCGCTAACTTAAACAAGTTACCCGCTACGTTTACAAGACCGTCAGATATAGCGGGCTTAGAGTACTACGATGTTGCTACCTCAAACATTTCGGGCACAATCGTTAATAGCGTAAGCTATAGATTTACAATAAAAGAGAGATGCGAAAAGTACGACCCTCAAAGGTTTGCGTATATAAATAGTCTAGGTGCTTGGGAATATATAACCTTTACAGAAAAAAGAACCGATAGACGAGTAAGTAAAAGCACTAAAATAAAAGGCTCTATTTTTGACTACGATACTACTTTTACCAATATACAAACGGGTTACAACGAAAAGCCTTACGTAAGCGGCGTAGGACATACTAGCGAGCGTATTGTTAGTAGTAACATATTAGAGAGCTTTATAATAAATACGGGCTACTTATCTATAAGCGACACTAAAAAAGTAGAAGACTTATTTATAAGTAATTTAATACACTATATAAACGACGACGGAACGGCTAGAGCGGTATTGTTAACTAGTGCGAGCTTACCCTTTATTAAAAACAAAAATAAAGACTATACGCAAACAAAGTATACTTTAAACTTTACCTACTCAGTACCTACGTTTAATAACTTAATCTACTAACAAATGGCGACTACTATAGTAGCGATAGACGGAGACAATAAAAAGCACTATCTAAATGTACTAAAAGGGCAACCCGTAACGATAGACCTAAATTTTAAAGATATAACCGACCTAAAAACTAAAGGCTCGCATACTTACAATTTTAGACTGCCCAGTAGTATAGCTAACGACGGTTTTTTTTCTAGCTATTTTATGGTAGGTAGTTATAGCGATGGTACAAATAACAATTTTAACCCGTTTATAAAAACAGAGGCGTATATATTACAAGACGATATAGAGGTATTTAGTGGTAGCTTACAACTTACTAACGTATTTTTAAGAGAGGGCAACCGTTACGAATACGAAATAATAATATACGCTAGTAGCGTTACGTTTATGGACGACCTTAAAGGCGTTAACTTAAACGATGTAGACCTAACAGAATACAACCATACGCCTAACGTAGGTTTAGTAAAAGACTCTTGGGTAAATAACCAAATAGCAAGCGGTAAAGTTGTATATAGTTTATACGACTACGGTAACGGAAACGCTACAAGTTTATCCGAGACGTTTATAAACCCTCTTTCTACAGACGTGGCTCTAGATGGCGAGAATATGTTTAATATTTCTAAACTACGCCCACAAGTACAAGTACGTAGCTTAATAACTAAAATACTAGCGCATAAAGGCTATACCTATACTAGTGCTTTTTTTGATACAGCCGAATTTGCTAAGATTTTTTGCGATGCTAATTACAACGGCTCGGAAACTTTAGAAAGTCAAATACCAACTACCGCCTACAAAGTTGTAGCTAATAACTCTAGTAGTTTTATAGTAAATTATACAAGTATGTTTGCGGCTTTAAAAACGCCAACCGTATCCCTAGACAATTTTAACGACTTTAACGAAACCGATTTTAGTTACGACCCACCGCATAGCGGACAATACCAATTTACTATAGGTTTTACTATTGACCCTACAAATAATTTAGGGGCTAATAGCCCTTTAGAAATAAGAGTAAACGAATACGCTACAAGTACGGGCGACTTCTCTACTCAAACGGTAATAGCTCAAACTATAAACGTAGGCGACTTAACTGCAACATATACTAGTATAACTCAAATACAACTAGACGCAAGTAAATTTTATAGAGTAGAGGTTTACACGCCTAACGGTAGCGATTATTTTGCTATAGCGGGCGAAGTAATGACAATAACAAACGCATTTGTACAAATAGACTTATTAGAGGGGGCGACTAGCCAACAGACGGTAGATTTAGGCGTATTATTTTCGGGGCTTACTTGCTTGTCTTTTATGCAAAGCATAATTAAGAAATTTAATTTAGTAGTAATACCAAATAAAGAAAATAATAAAGAGCTATATATAGAGCCTTACAAGGACTATATGAGTACTACAACCGCTAAAAATTGGGACAAAAAAATAGACTTTAAAAAGGACGTTCAAATAGTACCCCCTACTAAGTTAGCGGGAAAAAACGTAGTATTTAAAGACGAACCTAGTAGAGACTACGTTTACCAAAGCTTTGCTAAAATATACCCGTATACTTACGGCGAGTATACAGAATATTTAGGTAACGAGTTTAGCGAAAAGGATAATACTTTTACTAGTATATTTTCCCCTACTATAGCCTACCCTATGCACTCGGGAAATTTTTATAGTAGCCCAATAATAGTACCCGACGGTAACGGATATAAAAACGTAGGGGGTATACGCCTTTCGTTTTACCACGGCGAAGCTACCTTACCCGATAACAAGCGTATAAGATTAACAGACACCTACCAACAGACGCAAAACAACCAAGGGCTACAAGTAAATACCGTACCTTATTTTAGCCCGTTTAGTGAGCAATATTTTACTAATAGTAATACGGTATATACTTTAAATTGGGGATGCACTTTAACCACCGATATAGTAACTTGGGAAACTATACCGCTACAAGGTTTAGCCTTTAAATATTGGCTAGCATATATTAAAAATAATTTTGATATAAACGCTAGAATGTTAGTAGCATACTTATGGCTTACCCCAAGAGATATTAAAGACTTTCAATTTAACGATACTATAAGGATAAACGGCGAAGACTATATAGTAAACAGTATAAAAGGCTACCCCGTAAGTAGTGCGGGAGTTTGTAAAGTAGAGCTATTAAAAACCTATAATACTTTTACAGAGTTCAATGTATTTTCGGGCTCTACTGACTGCGGTACAATAGCAGACTATACTGTATTTTACGGAATGATAAAAGACGCAACGGGTAGCATATTACAAGACGAGGGATGCTGTACCGCTTTAGGTTTTTATTATTATAACGGTAGCTACGGTACTTTTTGCTATAACACACCAAACCCAAACAACCCATATCCAGACCTACCGCATAGACTACTAACTAACTCAGATACTAACAACAATATAAAAGGTAACACAAACGTAGCACAATTTGAGCAAGGCGGTAATATTAGAGGTAGTTTTAATACCGTAGTAAAAGGCGGTAGAGAGGTGCAAATAAACGGCGATAATAATGTAATCCGCTCTAAGTGCTCACAAATAAACATAACGGGCGACAATAACGAAATAAACGAGCAAGTAACTAAAACTACGGTAGTAGGTAAAAACAATTTTATAGAGCCTTATAAAGACTATAGAGTACTAAACGGCGAAACCTTAAATTATACGAATAGCCTTACAAACATAAATATAACGGGCGACCAAGGTAAAGCCTTAAATAATAACGAGACTATTTTAAGTACTGGGCTCGTAGGGTTTACTCAAGGGTCTAACCAAAGCGTAACCCACTTAGTAAAGACTAGCGTAGCGGGCGGCTTGCGTGATGCGTGGATAGGTAAAGAGGGGGCGTTTACTACATACCCAAACTCGGCAACCTATAACACAGACCTAAATATTAATAGTTTTAGGCTACCACAAAAGACCGTTATACTTTTACGTATAACTCTACAAGCTACTACGGCGACTACTACCAATACTTTAAATACTCAAACGTGGAACGAGGTAACAGAGTTTAAAATACTTAGCGGAACTGCGCCTATAATTTTGTCTAGTACTCAAATATCTAGTACACAAAGTAGCCAATTTAGCGGGGCTACTATTTCTATTATACCGACCTCTAATATACCTTATGTATATAACGCTTATTTAATAAAGCTAGGGCTACCTTTTACTACGTTAGTAAACGATTGCGACTATAGTATAAAAACTGAGTATAGTACTACACCTCTAGCGGGTACGGTAACCTCTAATATATTGCCTACCGACATAAGTAATTTAAGGCTTTGGTTAGATGCTAGTAACTTTAGTAGTTTAGGCTTTAATACTGTAGCGGCAAACGGGCAGCTATTAAGCTCTTGGAATGATTTGAGCGGGGCAAGTAATAACGTAGCACAATCAAACGCTACTTATATGCCTAGATGGTTTAGCGGTTATACAAACGGTAGACCCTATATAGACTGGGACGGTACAAGCGCTTGTATGTTTAGCACCGCCTCGGCTCTTACTCTTTTAGCTAATAGCGATAATACTTTTATAGCAGTTTTTGAGAGCGATATAACGACAAGCGAAACTTCGGGGCAAATTGTAACGGGTGTAAATACTAGTACGGCTTTACCTCGGGCGGGTATAGCAGTAAACCCTAACGGCTCTTGGGGCGGTGCGTCTAACGACTCAGTAAGCTATTACAATAGTACCAATTTAGGCTCTCTATTTAGTACAAGCATATCGTCGGCGGGTGTAACAGACCCTAAAATAGTAGTAGGTAGAAAAAACGGTACGGCTTTGGACATTATAGACGAAAACGGTAGTACTAATACTGGGACGGGTAGCA